GACGCCATTCAATACTTTAATGAAAGACATTTTGATGGTGTCGAAAGAATGTATCTCAAATATCAGATTACTCAAGCTGATATTGATAGAGGTTCTGCAAGAAATACTTCAGGACCAGGTATTGTTACGACTACAGGTTCTTCATCCATTCCTGGATATGGAACAACAACATTTAATTTTTACGAAACATCAAACTATATTCAAGTTCCAGATTCAGTTATAGGAATTGAAAAAATATTTAAATTTGATACGAGTTCCATTTCTGGTGGAATGTTTAGTATTAAGTATCAGTTATTCTTAAATGACTTATACTATTTTAATTCAGTTGAACTATTACAATATTCAATGGTTAAAAGTTATCTAGAAGATATTGACTTCTTATTAACTACAGATAAACAAGTTCGTTTCAATAAAAGACAGAACAGACTATATTTGGATATTGATTGGGGTGCTCAAAGTGTAGGAAACTATATGGTTATTGATTGTTATAGAGCTCTCGATCCAACTAATTTTTCTAAAATTTATAATGATAGTTTTATCAAAAAATATCTAACCGCATTAATTAAGAGACAGTGGGGTCAAAACTTAATTAAGTTTAGAGGTGTTAAACTTCCTGGAGGTATTGAATTTAATGGTAGAGAATTATATGAGGATGCTGAAAGAGAACTAGAAAATCTGAAACAGGTCATGGCTCTGGAGCATGAGTTACCACCATACGACTTTATTGGATAATGGCACTTAATCCCTTTTTCTTACAAGGAACACCTAGCGAACAGCGTCTACTGCAAGATTTAGTAAATGAGCAGTTGAGGATGTATGGTGTTGAAGTAATTTATATTCCAAGAAAGTTTGTAAAGAGAAAAACTATAATTGAAGAAATACAGTCTTCAAGATTTGATGATAATTTTGCCTTAGAAGCATATGTAAACACATATGATGGATATTCTGGAGCAGGTGATATACTAACAAAATTTGGTATGAGTTTAAGAGATGAGTTACTCATCACAATATCTAAAGAAAGATTCGAAGACTTCATTGCTCCATTTTTAGGTGGTTTAGATGATGGGACTGAAGAATCTGAAATTGAAGTTTCTACTCGCCCAAGAGAAGGAGATTTAATATATTTTCCACTAGGGCAAAGGTTATTTGAAGTTAAATTTGTTGAGCATGAGCAACCTTTCTATCAATTAGGAAAATTATATGTTTATGAACTTAAGTGTGAACTCTTTGAATATGAAGATGAAATCATCGACACTTCTATTGATGAAATTGATACTCAAGTTCAAGAAGAAGGATATATTACAACTTTACAACTAGTTGGTGTTGGTGTAACTGCTACTGCAACAGCATCTGTTGATACTGGATATATTAGGCAAATTTTCTTGAATAATGATGGTTCTGGATATACTTCAGATCCTATTGTTGCTATTAGCACATCACCAACTGGTAATCCAAATAATAATGCTTCTGCTGTTGCTATCACTACAGTTAGAGCAGGAGTTCGTTCTGTAGAACGAATCTATTTAACAAATGCTGGTGTAGGATATACTGTACCACCTACAATAACAATATATGGTGGAGCAGGTGCAGGAGCAGCGGCAACTTGTTCTGTAGAAACTACATATAATGGTCTTATCAGGTTCATTCTAACAGATGGTGGGGTTGGATATTCAACAACACCAGTAATAACAGTTAGTGCTCCTGGAGTTGCAGGTATTGGTGTAACCGCAGTTGGAATAGCATCTGTTGGTAGAGTTGGTTCCAACGATGTTGTTAGAGCAATATATGTATCAAATCCTGGTATTGGATATACTTCAACACCAACTATTACAATTGCAAATCCAACGCTGATAACAGGAATTGGAACCTACCTGTTTAATGAAGTAATTGAAGGAACTAGGTCAAGAACCAGAGCAAGAGTCAAAGAATGGGATAAAGATACTAAGATTCTTAAAATTTCTTTTGTTGGTATTGGAAGCACCACACAAGGATTCCTACCCGGAGAAACTATTGTTGGAAAAGAGTCTGGTGCAATATATTCTGTTCAAACATTTAATCAAATGGATCTTTATGATAAATATAGTCAAAATGATGAAATTGAAGAAGAGGCAGATCTCATTTTAGATTTTTCAGAATCAAATCCATTTGGTAGTTATTAATGTTAGGAACTTACTATTATCACGAAATAATTAGAAAGACAATCATATCCTTTGGTACTCTTTTTAATCAAATTCATATCAGACATAAGGACGGAGATAATAATAATATCAGCGATATGCGGGTTCCATTAGCATATGGTCCCGTTCAAAAGTTCCTAGCTCGTTTAGAGCAACAGTCTGATTTAAATAAACCAATTCAAATTACATTACCAAGAATGTCTTTTGAAATGGTTTCAATTCAATATGATGCAACAAGAAAAAGTAGCATAACTCAAACATTTAAGGTTTGTGATGGTGCAAACATTAAAAAAGTTTTTATGCCCGTACCATATAATATTGGATTTGAACTTAGTATACTTTGCAAGTTGAATGATGATGCTCTTCAAATAGTTGAGCAGATATTACCATACTTTCAACCAGCATTCAACGTAACTGTTGATCTAGTCGATTCAATTGGCGAAAAAAGAGATATTCCAATTACACTAGATAGTATTAATTTCCAAGATGATTATGAAGGAGATTTTTCTACACGAAGAGCACTAATTTATACATTACAGTTTACAGCAAAAACTTATCTGTTTGGTCCAATCGCAGATAGTTCTGAGAGTCTTATTAAGAAAGTTCAAGTTGATCTTTATAGTGATACCAATACGAGAACCGCTAGACGTGAAATGCGTTATGTCGCAACTCCACAAGCGAAAAAAGACTATAATAATGATAATTCAGCATACTTAATCTCAGATGTAAATAATTCATCTCTCGTTTTACAGGTAAATAGTACAATACCATTTACTACCAATGATAGAATAATTATTGGTAATGAAATTATGCTAGTTACCGGTATTGTCGATGCTGATACATTAAATGTTCAAAGAGGATATAATGATACATCGGCATCTTCACATCTTCAAAGTGCATCTATCAATAGACTTACTGTGGAAGATGATGCTTTAGTCGAAGCAGATGATGACTTTGGATTTAATGAAAACTGGACCTATCTAGGAGACGCCAAAGAGTTTAGCCCAACAAGACAAGTAGACATTTGATGAATAAATTATGCCAAATTACGATGAGATTGATAAAGCTTTGAATATCGAAAGTAGCATTGTAGAAGTAGAAGACACTAAGCCTGAAATAATACCATCTTTGAATGAAAAGCAAGATGATATTAAAAAAGACTACGAATATACTCGTGCAAACTTGTACTCTCTTATAGAAAAGGGACAAGAAGCGATCAATGGTATTATGGAACTTGCTGGAGAGAGTGATAGTCCAAGAGCATATGAAGTTGCGGGACAATTAATTAAAAGTGTTGGTGATGTAACAGATAAATTAATTGACTTACAAAAGAAATTAAAAGATGTAGAAGAAGACACAGTAAAAACCACAAATAATGTCACGAACAATGCAGTATTTGTTGGTTCAACATCTGAGTTGTCAAAATTACTCAAACAAGGTTTTCTAAATAATAAAGAGTAAACATATAGTTTAATGAGTTGGTCTAAAGAATATAAAAAATCAGTAGACTGTGATAACCCACAAGGTTTTTCACAAAAGGCTCATTGTGCTGCTCGTAAAAAAAGAGCAAAGGGTGAAGAGACTCAATCAAAGTCACCATTTACTGAGTCAAAAGAAGTAACAACATATCCTAAGTTTTCGCATAAAACAAAGCATCTTCCGAAATCTCAACATCAACTTGATCCTAATCTTGATATAAAACAATTAGTTCATCATGCAGTTCATCAATATGTTGATAGAGATGCTGATGGTGATATAGATGTGTATGATAAACCAAGTAAAAAAACTCCAGACGAAAATGTAATGAGTGCTCCTGGAGAAGCTCAAAAAAGATCTCTCAAACTTATTGCAAAACAAAAAGGTGAAATGCTACACAGTATGAAGCGTATAGCTTATGAAGAGACTATGCGCGAAGAAGGTCTTCGTGATTGGTTTGGTAAGTCTAAATCAAAAGATGGTAAGTCTGGTTGGGTCAATGTAGTGACTGGTGGAACATGTGCTAGTGATGAACCAGGAGAAGGAACTCCAAAGTGCGTCTCCTCTGCAAAAAGAGCAAGTATGACTAAA